AGACAACCCGTGGCTGAAATTCACTCCAAAGAAGTGCTCAATGACGCCTTCAGAGTGGAAAAACCAGATATTTAGAAAGATATAGTCTCTGACCAAAATCGTTGAGGCGCCTATGAGTGATGATGAGGAAATGTTTTGCGTGTACATGGCCTTCCTCACAAAAACCAAGGAGGCTAGCATAGACATAGTAATAAAATACCTCAAAATGTGCGAGAGCCATGTAGACACGATGAAAGCGACAGCGTCGTGTTCCAAATTGTTCTTTAAGTATGTGCAAGAACATTATGTAAGGCAACTGGCACGCGCCAATAACGTAGTACTACCTCTGAAAGAAGTCACCAGGGTTGAAGTGGACTACGACTCGTTAGGATCCCAGGAGAAGGACAGCTTCTCCATCTCCGATAGATATGTGTCCGGTAAGTCTCCTAATGAGCACAGTGACCAATATGATAAGTACACAACCACAGACAAATTTGACAAGTCCAATCACTACGGCTATCAAAACTCCCTACCAAACTTTTGTCCGTATGAGATAATAAAACACGAGCAATCTATGGAAAGCAGGGTACCTTACGGTTTGACCGTCGATGACCCATTGATCGTACATCCCGGCCAGGAACAGGGACCGATGCACTTACTAGGACCCATAAGTAAGAAACTAAGTGAAGTGAAATGCGGGCACGTGAAGTTGGTTAAATCGAATGGGGGCATACACATAGCACCCCCGATATCCTCAATGGCAGAGGGGACCGCTCAGTCACTACGGCATTTACCAATAATGCCAACCGTGAGGAAAATCAACGGGCAACCTACCTCACGTTCTGAACACTCTGAAGAGGCAAATGTTAGAGACGCAGGCGCAACATGCGTGTATTCCCAAATGAGAATAAAGATACATCAAGCCACCAGTAACCAGCCCGTGACTCTAATAGGCGTCGGCGCCAAGATATCCAAAGACATACGATTCATAGCTTCGGTGTTGACGGAAAGAAATTGCCAGGCACAAAAAGCTGTTGTCCATTACGTGCCGTTTCGAGGATGCCACCACGATACCGCTAACTACGATTAGTAGAATGATCACGGGTACAGGACTATACAGGACGCAAGAATTGAGGGGTCAATATGCGTAGAAGAGTCCATGATAACCATAGGCCGGTGTA